TGAGGGTCACGCCGGGATCCGGGGCGGCATCAAAGGTGACAATCCCGGTGATGGGGTCGCTTGACCAGCCGTTGAACTGCTCGGCACCGCCCAAGGCTACGCGGATTGTTCCTGCGACCGGCTTCTCGATGCGGCGCTGATAGACATGTGGCAGGGTGCCATAAGCTTTGCTCAGCGCGAAGGACGTGGTGGTGCCGTCACCGATGCCGAGGGGCTGATCCATCTCGGACACTCCCTTTGAGGGCGCGCAGGACTTGTAATCGGCCCAGTCTTTGAACCGGAAACCATAGAGCCGTCCGAGCCGCGCTTCAAAAAACTCGACCACCGCGTGCAGATCGTCCACGCGGCGCACGCCGTAGGACACATCGTAACGACGCCGGGAGGCGGACCAGGAGGCGTTGCGTTCTTCGCGGCCAGAGGCCAGCTCGACGATTTGCGTGCGCCGCTGCGGCCCGCCGCGCGCTCCGCGGCTGATGTTGTCGGGAAACTGCACCTCGTGAAACGCCATTACATGCCCCTCCGGCCCATGGAGACCGCGCGCGCCATATCTGCGGCAACTTGCGTGCGGCTCTGGCGGAAGCTCTCCGCGTCCCGCGTCATGATGTTGACCGTGACGGCGCCATTAGCGCCACCGGCGCCGCCATAAGCGCGGGACTCTTTGCGCGACAGCACGCGTTCGCCGCGCTGCAGGATGGCGGGCACCTCGTCGGATTTGAGGCCAGCCCAGCCGCCGTTGTGCAGGCGCGGTGCGTTGGCAAAGGCCACGGCCGGGACCATCCGCGATGGCGCAGGACCGCCAACGATACCGCCCTGATGGAAAACGCCCGCAAACATGCCGCCAAGATTGCCGAGAGCGCCGGAGAGCGCGTTGGCGATGGGGCCAAGGATGAATTTGCGTGCGCCGAGCTTGGCGAGGTCCGCAATCATTGAGCTGACCAGGCCTTTGAAGTCCAGCTTGCCGGTCTTGACGAAATTGCCGATCGCATCTTCCGCGCTTTGAAACGCGCCGACCAGCACGCCGCCCACGTCCGCGCCGACATCGCGCGCTTTGTCGGCATATTCGCTGACCGCCTTCACCACCGCCTGCCACCCGGTGGCTGCTGCTTCTGCACCCTTGGCTGCGTCCTCACCTGCCTTTTTTGCCGCCCCGCCTGCGCGCCCGGCCTGCTCTTCGGTGTCCTCCAATGCATCGTTAAATTGGTCCGCCGAGGTTGCAGCGCTTTCAAGCGCCGCCGCACCTTCATCGCCCGCGCCAGAAACCGCATCCTTCAGTGCCTGCCATGCCGTCATGGGCCGCGAGGCAGCGTCCGAGAGCATGCCTGCTGCCTCGGAATACCCAGACGCCCGGCCGCGCGCGTCGTCTGCCATGCCGCCGAACAGATCAGGCGCTTGGAAGGGAGTGTCAGAGAATGCGCTGCCGAAGGCTTCTGCGGCGCGACCACCAAGATTGACTGCTTCAGGGACAACGGATTTCCATGCGGTAAGGTCTGGCGCCTCAATGGCCCATTCCGGGCGCAGACCGCCGAGGGTAAGGAGGCCGTTTACTGCGGCAGTGATGCCCGCAATGCCGGTCTCCATCACCTCGATCAGCCCATTGACCGCAAGCGCGCCAACCCTGCTGAATACATCGGGCAAAGCGCCCCAGATCGCCTGTACGGCAAGAAAAGTGCCCTCAAAGGTGTTCGCGGTATTGTTTGCCCAGCCCACCACGGCCTCAGTGGCCGCTTGCAGCCCTTCGTAAATACCAGCCTGCGCCGTGGCCCAACCGGCTTCGACACGCGCCCAAGCCGCGTCCGCGCTGAGCGACACCCGGTCCCAGACCTCGACCGCCACGTCTTTCAGCAGGTCCATGGCGTTGCCGAACCCACCGGCACCAGCAACTAGGCGGGTGAACTGATAGACCAACTCGCCCGCGCCGACGATCAGTGCGCCGATGCCGGTGCGGATCAACGCGGCCCGCAGGAAAACCAGACCGGTCACCAAGCCACTGACTGAGAAGGTCGCGGCCACGAGCCCGGCCACCCACCTGCCCGCCATCACGCCTGCAAAGGTCACAGCGTATGTGGTAAGCCGCCCGATGTTCTCAAACAGGCCCTTGATGGCCACCCCAAGTGGGCCGCTGGTGCGGGCCATGGCTGCCAGAGCATCTGCGACGTCCTCAAGCGCAGGCGCTGCGGCCACCGCCAGCTGGTTCGAGACGCCGCGCCAGATCAGGCCAAGGCGCGAGATTGCATCATTGGTGCGCTCAATCTGGTCGGCGTCCTGCTCGGAGACAACAATGCCGAAATCATTCACATCAGCGGTGGCTTGGCGCAGCGTGGCGGTATCAATGCGCGTGAACACGAGGGCGGCGCGGTCGCCAAAGAGCTGTGAGGCAACCGCGGCACGCTCGGCCTCTGGCACGAATTCTGCCAGCCGGTCCTGGATCAAAGCGATGCGCTGATCGAGCGGCAGGCTTTGCAGCGCGCTGACAGACAGACCAAGGCGGTCAAGTGCATCGACGGCAGGGCCTGCACCTGCGGCTGCCTGACTTAAACGCCGTGTCAGCTGCACTGTGGCCTGCTCGACATTGCCCATGGAGACGCCCGAGAGGTCAGCGGCACGCTCCAGAACCTGCAGGCTTTCGACGGTTGTATCCAGCGACTGCGCCAATTTTGCTGTCTGGTCGATGGTTTGCAGCCCCGAGCGGATCATGGCAGCACCTGCAAGAACCACAGCCGCACCAGCCGCCGCTGCCGCGATCTTGGCCCGGCGGGTGAAGGCCGCGAGGCGTGCATTTGCAATATCGACCTCGCGCGAGAGACGACCGAGGCCTCGGGCACCGGCATCGCCAATGCCAGTCAGCTCGGCCTTGACCTGGCGTCCGCCCACGGCTGCGAGACGCACGAAGACGCGTTTATCGGTCATCCGGCTCTCCAATCCGTTCGTTTACTTTTTTGACCATCACCGCCTCGATCTGGGGCAGCAGTTCCATGGCCACGAGGCCGTTGATGCCAAGGGCGCGCGCCATGGCGAGGGCCGCACCCATGTCCCAGCCGAGGATGATTTGCTTTGTGGCGCGCAGCTGGCCGCCCAACCGCCCAACCAGGTCCCAGATCTGCACACCCTCGAAAGTCTGGGGGCGGTTCACTTTTGCCGGGCAGTCCGGGCACGGGCCTTGGCAGGATTCGCAGTACCGATCGCCCCCGCTGAAGTGCCAGTCGGCAAGGGCGCGGAGACGTTTTTTTCCTGTTCCAACACCAGTGCCTTGGCGACATAACCAGATTGGAACGCTTCAAAGATCGGATAGACGTCGAGCAAGGCGTCAACACCCTCGGGCGTGAGGCCCAGCACCTCACCGTCTGCATCGCCGACACCCTCCCAGGCAATCACCGCCCGCCGCCCCAGCGCCTTGGCAAAGACCAGCGCGCGGTCCTCGTTGCTGGCATCTTCGGGCAGGGTCTCGACGCTCAGATCGCTGCGGGTGGACACCATCAGCGCCGTGGTGAGCGGCAGCAGCTGCACCCGGACCCCGGGCGACAGCTCAAGCCAGCGCGGCTTTTTGGACAGATCGAGTTTAAGCATGATCAATAGGCCTCCACATCGTTGACCAGGGTGATCGTGCACATCCGGCCCACAACTGCATTCTTGGCCGCTTGCCAATCGAAGGTGGCCTGCACGCCCTGCGGCCCACCGATCTCGACACGAGGTCGCGGCAGATAGACCGAATGCGCTGTGACCGTGAGGCTTTCGCCGCTGGGCAGCAGGTAGGAGAACTCCAGTTCGCAATCGGCACCATTGATCGCCTGATCCATCAGCGTGTTGTCAGCAAAGCGCACCTCCATGCTGCCCGAGAGTGCTGCCAGCGAAGGATCCGCGCCGTCGATCATGCCGTCGGCGTGGATTGTCTCGATGCGGTCGAGATTGTTGGCATAGGTGATCTGAGTGGACACCACGTTGCCCAGTGCCACCCCCTCGCGCTTGATGGCGCCGTTGAAATGGCCAAAGCGCTGCAGCGCAATCTCTGCTGGCGTCCCCACACCCGTGGCGTTTCCAACAGTCTCACCCTGCGCTACCATGCTCACCGAGGCGGTCAGAAGCCCCGATCGCGTCATCTGCCAGGACAGCTGATCCGCCACGCAGCCCGCATAGATCGCAAAACGCGGGATTTCCGGCATGGCGATCTCGATTGAGAGGCTTGGCAGCGTCCAGTTGCCCGAGCGAAACTCGTGGCTGTAGGGTGCGGCAGCGCCTGTTGTGATCGGATCGCCAAAGGTGGCCTTCAGCCAATAGCCGAACGCGCGCGCATCGATCGGTACCACCACATTGCCATCAGCGGTCAGGGCGTCCTTGATTGGTGCAAGCGGATCCCGCCCGTAGCCAAGAAGTTCCGAGTTGAGAAGCGGTTGCTCTGCGCCAAGCGTCGCACTGGCGAAGGGTATCTTGACGTAGCCGGTCGCGGGCGAAGTGCCGTAGACGGATTCGAACGCAAGCGCCATCTGCGCCCGCGCCCCTTGGGCTCGTGCCATGGTGTTCTCCTCAAGCTGTGGGGTGGGTCAGGCCAGCGGGTCTGACGTTGAATAATGCAGGATGATCGGGATGATTGCGGCCTTCAGGCTGGCCGCACCCTCAACAGGTAAATCCGCTGGTTGTGGCGCTTCCGCCTCGATCCAGTCGCAAAGACCGCCGAGCGTGCGGTCAGCGGCAATCACCGCGCCAATCTGTCCGCAAAGTGCAGCGAAACCAATGTCGCGGTTCGCGCCCTGAACGATGACTTCAAGCTCGCTGCGATGCTGATAATGGTAGGTCAGCGGCGACAGCGTCACCGCAGGATCGCCGGGATCGCCATCGCGCAGGATCAGCAGGCCCGCAGGTGGGATGCGTTCTGGCAGGACTTCGCCGCGCAGCACCGGCACGTGCGGTACCGTGCGCAACAGGTCCGCCAAGGCGGTGAGGATGGTTTCTCGGGAGGTGGGCATAGGTGGGCTCCGGGTCGCATTGGACCCGAAGGTCTCAACGGTTGCGTTCAGGTCTTGGGCCCAGCAACGCCGCCAGCTTTCCCGGCAAGTCGGACCGGCTGTGCAGGAAATCGATGATGATCACCTGATCCACATCCGCGACAAACACGATGAAATGCTGGCCGCAGCGCGAAAAACGTAGATCCTCAAACAGGTTCAGATCGATCAGACGGCGGCAATCCTGTGACAGGGCTGTACCGGCCGCGATGTCACGGCATGTCGTAATCAGATCCTCTTCATAAGCATCGGCCTGTCGCGGCCCGAAGGTCTCGAATGTCCAGCGCACGATGTCGATCAGCGAGGCTTCCGCAGTCCGCGTCAGCCGCCACGGTTTCGACATCAGGACGCTGTCCGGGCGCCTGAGAAGGCTCGACGGATGGCGTCCTCGCCCGAGCCTTCGGCAAAATCACCCCGGCGGGCCTCATTAAGACCGGTGCTCAGCCGGTCGCGCAACGCGCTCAGCTCACTTTCCTCTCGCTCGAGCAGCCGCAGTCCCGCCCGCAGCGCCTCGGAGGCATTCTGGTAGCGTCCCGATGCGACCAGCCGGTCGACAAGGTCGGATTGCTGGTCGGTAAGTACAACGTTTCGCGTGGCCATGAGCGCCTCCTTATGTCACTGGCAATATATGCCAACGGAGGCAGGGTGTCGACCTGTGCCGTCAAAGCTGGGTTTCACGCAACGCAGCGGTGCGGTTATTGACATGTACGGCTCTAAACCGTACATGGTAAGTCAAAGGAAAATAGCCATGTTTTCAATCGAACAGATCCTGCCCACGTTAGGCAAAATGGAAGCACGCAAGGAGCTGCGTCTGCACCGTGCGGATGAAGAACGTATTAAAGCTGCGGCTGCGGCTGTTGGGTTGCAAGAAGCAGATTTTATCCGCCAAGCAGCTCTTTTGCGTGCGCAGGAAGTCGAGCAGCGCTTGTCTTTGTCCGTATTGCCAGTTGCGACGTTTGAGGCGTTTCGTGCCGCGGTGGAAAGCCCTGGCCGTGTCATTCCCGGCTTGGCCGACGCTGTGACTGCTTCGGGAAGCCTGTTGAAGAATGCAGACTGAGACCTCGACCCAAAACGCCCCGCTTTCCATTCAGAAATTTGACAAGGCGCTTCATGACAGAAGCGCCTTTTCTTGCGGTCATGGCGCCATTGATAACTTTCTCAAATCGTCTCTTTCGGATCACGTCAAGAACGGCATGGTGGCTGCATATCTGGCGACGGCTGACGGTGATCCTCCGGTCCTTGGCTTTTACACGCTTGGCGCATTGGCTGTTCGGGCTGACCTTGGCCCCAGGAAATGGCAACGCGGGGGCATTCCCGATATTCCGGTCATCTATATTCGTGCTGTAGCCGTGCGTCAGGATCAGCAAGGCAGGGGCCTTGGCCGCGCTCTGCTCATAAATGCCATGCAACGTTGCCTTGGCATTGCTGAGCAGATGGGGGCGGCAGCCATTGTTTTGGATGTCTTTAACGATGCTCATTTTGATCGACGCTGGTCATTTTACGCGGATCTTGGGTTCCGGCCGTTGGAGGACCCTGGCAATCCGCATCGTGTCTTTATCCCGATGTCCGATGTCTGTGCTTCATTTCTGGGGGCGCCGTGAACAGCCGCGTGGCTCATAGCTTCCCCTCCACCCAATTTGCCACAATCGCCCCCGGTATTCTTTCTTGCGCACCCTTCGCATCCCGCGCCAGATCAAGCCGTTTGCGCAGTTTTACCTGCGGCACCAACAGGAAAATCGGCACAGTTGCCGTCCCACGCCCAGTCTTTGACTTTGACGCGACGGCCCGTCCTTTCGTGTTCAACCGTCCTTCTGCCACGAGCAGGCTCGGTCCTCGCCTGCGATAGACAAAGCGGAGCCGGAGCCCACGGCGCCGTTCCCATTCGCCGGGTGTAATCCGGCCACCACGCGCGCCTTTGCCTGCAGCTTCTGTCGGGATCGCCAGCCAAAAGCCGTTCTTGGATCGGATCAGGGGCCCGGTGTCATGGGCACCGATGATAACGGGCGCTTTTGACCACACAAGCGCTGCAGCATCGAGGCTCTCACCAACCTTCGGATAGGTCTCGCTGCGGATCGAATTGCCCAGCCGCCGACCCAGCCCCGCTTGCGTAATCTGCCCACGCCAGTCGGATTTAAGCTGTGCCCCGGCCGCGCGCATCGCCGCTGTGACCGCCTTTTCGCCCGCCTTGATTTCCGCT